TGATAACAAACACTGTCACTGGTAGGAAGTATATTGGTAGGAAGTTCTACCATACCTATAGAAAAAAGAAGCGAGTAAAGGAATCTAACTGGAGAGTATACGCAGGATCATGCAAGCCACTTAAAGAAGACATGCAACGTCTTGGCAAAGATAAGTTTACCTTTAAGATTATCTGTAATTATAAGACAAGGGGTGGTGTGGTAAGCGGAGAGGTACATTTCCAGACAGACAATGATGTACTCTCACCGGAACTTCTGCCCTGTGGTGGGCGACTGTACTACAATGGTCAGATAGGCAATGTAAAGTTTATAACTCCTGAGTTTCATAGTGCTGAGTCCCGTGCTAAGATGAGTGCTTCTAAAGAGGGAGAGGGAAATCCTAGCTATGGAAAACCCCAGAGTGCTGCGGCGAAGGCGAAGTCGAGTGCTTCTCTATCCAAAGGACCATATCTTATATCTTTTAAAGATGGTCATACTGAAGAATGGCAAGTTTTAACCAACCAAGATGGGTATACTCGCTCTGCTTTATATCGTGTTCTGTATGGACAATATAAAACATATAAAGACATAGTAAAAATAGAAAGGATAGGGTCTGATGATAGATAATCTTGATGAGTTTGTGACCCTGTACGATCTTACTGATAAAGATCCAGACAAGACTTTAAACTTAGCTATAATTCTGCAAGCCCTTCTGGATTTGTCAAAACCAAAAGAGCCTGAAGAAACCTTGGAGACGGTGATTCAACGTGACCAAGCCAAGGCATGGGTCTTTTGTTCTGTTGGAGTTACCTGCGAGAACTTTGAGGCAACCTGTGATCTGGCAGGGCTTGACCCACGGTCTGTCAGGACATTCGCTATTAAAGCTTTTACATCGGAGAACGCATATGAGATCAGAAGAAAACTCAATTCCTTTCTGTGATGAAGAAAAATATTCAGAAATTCTGTATCCAAGAGAGGGAGCATATGATTATTATGGTAGACGTATGAGAGAAGAGAAGGCACTGGACAAGCAGGTTGGCGGTAAGCACTATAAAGATTGTGGCATCCAACCAGTAGAATATATTTATGCGAATAAGCTTGACTACTTTGAGGGTAATGTGATAAAATACATCACCCGTCACAGAACAAGAGGAGAAGGCAAAAAGGATATAGAGAAGGCGATCCATTATGCTCAAATGATATTAGAATTAGAATACAACACGTAGGGGGATATGATGGCGCAGTTCAGGTCTAACGAAAATCCAATGTTTCGTTCAAAGTTTAGTGAGGATATATTTAAACATAAGTACGCACATCATGGTAGCGAGACATGGGATTCTTTGGCATCAGTCCTTGTTGAGGATGTATGCCAAGAGCTGATGACAGAGGACGAGAAGGATCACCTTAAGCGTCTGATCACGGACCTTAAGTTTATTCCGGGTGGTCGTTATTTATATTATGCAGGCCGACCTAATAAGTTTTTTAATAATTGTTACCTCCTCAGGGCAGAGGAAGATACACGAGAAGACTGGGCAGATATATCTTGGAAGTCCGAGTCCTGCCTGATGACAGGGGGTGGTATTGGTATTGACTACTCTGTATACCGTGAGGAAGGACGTATCCTGAATGGTACGGGAGGTTTATCTTCTGGTCCTATTCCCAAGATGATGATGGTCAATGAGATTGGTCGCAGGGTAATGCAGGGTGGCAGCCGCCGGTCAGCTATCTATGCCAGCCTTAACTGGAAGCATCCTGACGTAGATAAGTTTCTTAGCTCAAAGAACTGGTATGATATGCCGGTAGGTACAACAGGGTTTTCCATTGGACAGGTCAAAGAACAAGACTTTAACTTTACCGCTCCTCTGGACATGACCAATGTAAGTGTAAACTACGATACCGAATGGTTACTTAACTACTGGAAGACAGGAGATGTTGGCGATACTTTTAGAACTAATATCAAGCAAGCGTTATCTACAGCAGAGCCGGGGTTTTCGTTCAATTTCTTTGACAAGGAAAATGAAACACTTCGCAACGCTTGTACGGAGGTTACATCTGAAGATGATTCTGATGTTTGCAATCTTGGCTCTGTTAATATGGGCAGGATTGATGACTTAGCGGAGTTTGCTGATGTGGTGGAGCTTGGGACAAAGTTCCTGCTATGCGGCACACTACGTGCAAAACTACCCTATGATAAGGTTTACAAGGTACGGGAAAAGAACCGTAGGCTTGGGCTTGGTCTGATGGGAATGCATGAATGGCTAATCAAGGGAGGAGAAAAATATGAGGTTACCGAAGGTCTTCATAAGTGGTTGGCGGTCTACAAAGGAGTTAGTGATAACACTAGCACCAAGTTTGCTGATACTCTTGGCTGTAGTCGTCCTGTTGCTAATCGGGCCATTGCTCCAACTGGATCCATAGGTATTCTGGCAGGTACATCCACAGGCGTTGAGCCTATCTTTGCTGTGGCTTATAAGCGCAGGTATCTTAAGGGTGGCAATCGCTGGCACTACCAATACGTAGTAGACAGTGCGGCACAGGAAATAATTGATCTGTATGGTACTGATCCTAATAAGATTGAATCGGCTCTGGATCTGGCCGAAGACTATAAGCGTCGGATAGCCTTTCAGGCCGACGTTCAGGACTATGTAGATATGTCTATATCCTCTACTATCAACCTTCCAGAGTGGGGGAGTAAATTAAATAATGAAGATACTGTTGATGAGTTTTCCGATACTCTTGCTTCTTATGCTCACAGGCTGCGTGGTTTCACCGTGTATCCTGACGGATGTAGAGGTGGGCAACCACTTAGCAGTGTGCCTTACTCTGAAGCTGTAGAGAAACTTGGCGAGGAATTTGAGGAAGGATTGGAGACACATGACATCTGTGATATTACTGGTCATGGGGGATCATGTGGTGTGTAAATAAATAATAACTTAAAGGAGATTTAATATGGCAAGAGATTATAAAAGAGAAAATAAAGTAACAAAGAGTAAGCCAAAGAATATTAAGAAACGTGTAAAAAGAAACGCCGCACGTCGTATGTTAGAACGATTAGGTCTTGTTAGAAAAGGCGATGGCAAACATGTTGATCATAAGAAACCCCTTAGCAAGGGTGGAAGTAACAAACGAAAAAACTTACGTGTAAAAGATGGTAAAAAGAATAGTTCTTTTGCCAGAAATCCTGACAAATCTATTAAGAAAAAGAAGAAAACCTAAGCACTTGTAGTTCAACTGGATAGAACAACAGACTTCTAATCTGTAGGTTGCAGGTTCGAGTCCTGCCAAGTGCGCCAAAAAAAGTACTTGCAAAGTGGATGGTTATATAGTATAATAGTGTATGGACCCGTTTAAAAAGGATATATATTAAGAGATGAGAAAAGCACCCAACACCGTTTACATAGGCTATGATCCTAAAGAGGATATAGCTTATGAAGTTCTTAAGTTTACCATTGAAAGAATAGCCGTGGATAATGTACGCATTGTCCCTATCAGACGTGACATCGTGGAGAAGATGGGCATCTACAATCGGCAGCATACCATGGTAGCCGGACAGTCTATTGATAATATAGATGGCAAGCCATTCTCAAGTGAGTTTAGTTTCACACGTTTCCTTGTCCCTGCTCTTAACATGTATGAAGGATGGGCATTGTACATGGACTGTGACATGTATCTTCGCACAGATATTAACGAACTCTTTGAAGAATATAAAATAGATTACTATCCTCTCTATTGTGTAAAGCACAAGTATGCGCCGGGTGATGGGGTAAAGATGGATGGTCAGAAACAGGAGAACTATCGCAGAAAGAACTGGTCAAGCTTTATGCTTTTCAATTGTGCACATGAACTGAACAAACGTCTTACAGTTTCAGATGTAAATACTAAACCGGGTTCTTGGTTGCATGGGTTTGAGTGGTTGCCGGATAAGGAAGGTGATATTGGGACCATCCACGAGGAATGGAATTGGCTGGACGGCCATTCTGATGTTGATATAAAAGCCAAGAATGTTCACTTCACCACAGGAGGACCATGGTTTAAAGATTGGTCGTGTAAGCGTGCTCAGGATGGTATGTATGCCTCTGAGTGGAACGGAGACTACACTTATCTTGCCGGACATGGTATGGTAGAACCCTATGAAATATAAAGTTGTAACAGCTTTTAATGAAAGTATTCTGCAACAGAATGCTTCCAAACTTCTGGAAAGCTTTAAGAATAACTGGCAGCCTACTATTGAGTTCCACTGTTACTATTATGATTTAGATATTAAAACTATTCTCTGCCCAAAGCTAAGAATATTAAATACCATAACTTGGAAACCATTGAAGAGTATACTGACTTTATCAAGAACAACAAGACACATAATGGAACCGAGGGTGGGACCATAGTCTATGCTGAAACTCTTGACGGGATATCTGAAGCACCGCAAGTATTTGCCATGAGTGAGTGTGCTTTTGACAACCAAGGGTCTTGGCTTATATGGCTTGATCCGCTGACTATCCCTGTCAAAGACATCAGGGAAAATACTCTGAAGAGTTACTTCCCCAAGGATGAGCGTCAGACAGATTTTGTCTGCTTGGAAGATGGGGATTATTTTGCAGGTTTTAATCTTTCAAAACAGACACCGGTTGATTTACTTGGTGATCTTCGTGGGGCTTATGTCTCTGGGGAGTATATGAACTATCGTGAGTGGGGTTCCACCTTTATCCTTAGCCGACTGCTTACTATCTATGGCGCTCATGGGATCAAGATACATGCATCTGATTCTTTCAAAGACTTGTTTGCAAACCTTAAAGATAAGGACTCTTTGAATACCAGAGATGGCTCCGGGAACAGGCTTGTGGCTTTGTCTGATACGATCACATCCCCGGATATCCTACCTACCCGATATAAGCAGCTTGCTGATTTAATCAGGTTTTATGAACCAAAGACAATCCTTGAGACCGGTACATGGAACGGGGGCAGGGCGATTGAGATGTGTCTGGCTGCCTTTGAAAACAATGACTCAGTTCATTATATTGGTTATGATTTATTTGAGGATGCCACATCAGCCACAGACAAAGAGGAGTTTAATGTTAAGGCACACAATACTATTGCTGCTGTGCGTCAAAGGTTTGATGAATTTAAAGAACATATGAAGAAGGAGAAAGATAAAAACTTTTCATATGAGTTATACAAGGGTAATGTTCGTGATACGCTGAAGTTGGGTCTTATGGAACAGGATGGGAAGAGTGTTAACAGGGTAAGCACAGGCACGCATGAAAAGGCCCCTATTGATTTTGCTTTTATAGGCAGTGGCAATAGTGAACAGACTGTTAAACATGAGTATGAAAGCCTGAAGAATGTTCCTGTTGTTGTTATGGATCACTTTTTCACCAAAGAAGAAAATGAGGAAGACCCTGATGCTGTTGTAATTCCAGATGAAATATATCAGGGCGTTAAGAAAGTCTTTGACTCAGTTAAAACTAAAAAAGTAAACGCTGAGAAAACTACTGAAGACGGGTGGACAGAGTTTGATGAAAAAACTTCAACCAGAAAACACGTACTGCCATCCAGCGACAGGGTTGTTCCTGCCGGAAATACACATCTTGCTGTGTTCCTTCATGATAAGGATCTGGCAGACATACCTGAAGATCTGAAACGTGTTCCTATTATTGTACACCCCAGAGATTGTGTACCCAAGGATTATATTGCTAATAATATTAAATCAAATATGGAAACTATTGGTAAAGATAAGTGGGTAAAGAAGCATCCTTCTCATAGAGATGTTGGGGTTATTGTTTCTGCCGGACCCTATCTTGACTATAAGAAGCTGAAAAAGTTCATACGTGAGCATCCGGGATGTAAGGTTCTTACTGTTAAGCATGCTTATCCGGGTCTGCTGAAGAATGGTATTAAGCCATGGGGTTGTGTTGTTCTTGATCCCAGACCTATCACCGGCAAGAGTACGCATAACATTACACGTAAAGATTTGTTTGCCACTCTGGACAAGGATACTAATTTCTTTCTGGCATCCATGACAGATCCCTCCGTAACAAACTTTCTTAAAGATAAGGGTGTACGTCTATGGGGATGGCATGCCTTCACTGATTCTCTGAGACAGGAAGAAGATCAGGGACAGCAAATCCAGAACCAACAAGTTAAACTTAATGAGGAACTTGGGATTCCAAAAGGAGCTACCCTGATTACTGGTGGTACATGTGCTGCTATGCGTAGCATTGGTTTACTGCATACAATGGGCTTCAGAGATTTACATCTATTTGGCTTTGACTGTTGTCGTAAGAAGCCTACCAAGAAAGAAATGACAGAGACCACAGGTGATCTTGAGGGCGGGGAAACTCCACGGTCTAAGTACATTCAGGTGAATGTGAAAGACAAGACATACTGGACAACTGGTGAGCTACTGGCAATGGCACAGGATTGTGAGAAAGTATTTAATGATCCGGGCCTTGAGGGTGTTCTCTGTTTTCATGGGAAGAATACAATGATTGCTGATCTCTGGGAAATAAAAGAGGAACAGGATAAAAGAATTAAATTTAAAGGATACTACGATGTCTGATATACAAAGAGAGGTAAACCTGAGCAGACTAAACTCTTCCTCTGAGTATGTTGCACTACTTGACATGTACAAAGACATGCATAAAATATCTGATGGGATGTTCAATGGGAGAAGCTTGCTTAAGTTTGTTGATATAATTAAAGCATATCTGGAAAACAATAA